CACCATATCCACCTGAACCACCACCTGTAGATGTGACTGTAGTAATGCCTGTTCCTGAAAAAGAAGAATTTCCGCCATTTGTTGAAACATTATTTGAACCACCAGCTCCTACAGTAATTGTATAAGTAGCTAGTAAAGATAATGTATTAGTTCCTGTAAGAAATCCACCTGCACCGCCAGCACCATAACTACCACCACCCCCACCAGCAACAACAAGATAAGAAGCAGCTACATTTGTTCTTTTAGATGACAATACACCATAAGCTCTTGCGGCTTGGACAGCTAATCTTGACAATAATGACATTGTTAATTCCTATTTGAATTGTGTTTGTGCTGCGAATACTGTGAATGCGGCTGAACCTGTTTTAACAATAGTATATGAGTAAGCATCTACACCTGAAGCGTTACCGCTAGTAAAAGCTGTACCACCTTGATATTTAGGTGTAACAGATGTGCCGTCTACAGTAATAGCATTATTATAATAAGCTGTTGAACCTTGAGTCACTAAAAATACAACTGTAATAGCTTCACCAGTTGCCATAGCAGTATCTAAAGATGTACCACTAGAGCCTCTAAAGTTTACTGTCCAGTTAGCACTAGCATTAGATGTATAGTAAATAACTGATTGTGTTGTAACGTCATAATTAATTGTGCCTGTAGCAGCAGTAGCAGATATAGTTACACCTTCTAAAGCATTAACAAATTTAGATGCAATAATTGAAGATGAACCAGTAAATGTTTGTTTAGCAGTAAATGTAGTTGCTGTTGCTGGAGCTACATAAGTTGTGCCAGCAGTAAACGTAGTTAGACCTGTACCGCCTTGTGCAGCACTTAATGCAGTAGTTAAACCTGTAAGTGAAGTAATATCACTATTAGCACCACTAGCTGCAGCAGATAAATTTGATCTAGCTGTAGTAGCATTTGCACCACCAGTACCACCTGCTAAAACAGGTATTGTGTCACCACTTGCACCAGACTGTAAGTCTTTAACTTGTGCCATTAATGCACGAATGGCATTGTTTATGCCAGATGGTGCACATCCTTCATCAATGTTAATGTTTGCTATGTCTGTATTTAACGCAGCACCAGCACTCGTTGATGAGTATTCTGAAATTTTTGTCTTTGCCATTTGTTTTCCTTAATTATCCTTGTTGAAGCCATGTGTTACTACTAGAAGAAGTATCTGTCCAAGTATTTGAGCCTACTGACACATCACTCCATGATTCTGAACCTGCACTTACAGTTGTCCAAGTTTCGCTACCTGCTGACGCAGTTGTCCATGTTTCTGAACCTGCTGTAGAAGTATTCCACTCTTCACCTAATCTTGTGCCATTAGCAATGATTGTTGCCAATGCTGAAATACTACCTATGCCAAACCAAATAGAGTTTGGATTAGCTGATACTATAGCTTCTGCTGTAATATAGGCTTCACCAGCATATTCCATACCACCAATACCTGTGACTGTAGCATTGCCTGTTATATCTGCTTCACTTGTTCTTACTCTTATAGCATCTGAAGCAACTGTTGTGCTAGAGGTGATTGTTCCTTCACTTAATCTATAGCGAATACCATCACTTTCAACTAAAGCATTACCAGTAATTGTTCCAGATGATGTATAAATAGCTATAGGGCTTGCAGAAACGCTTGCTAACGCATTTACTTCACCATTGCCTACTAACACCCTTACTGCACTTGCAGAAACGTCTGAAGAACTTGTAACATCTGCTGAACTTTGTGTAATTCTTGTAACATTTAACTCTACTTGAGCATTACCTGTGATAACTGCTTCACCAGTTGATGTTTTTATACCACTAGAAACAACTGTAGCGTCTGCTGTAATAACAGCTTGACCAGTTCTTAACCTGTTTGCGTCTACAATGACTTCAGTACTAGAAGTTACAATTGCATCTGCTAAATTTATACAAGCACCAGATGTCCATAATGCGTCATCTAATGATAATGTAAGACTATCTAAGCTACCAAAAGCATCTAACTGATCTAGTGTCCATGATCCACAGACTTTACCATCATAAAATGTATTATCTAAACTATAAGGTACACTTTCAAGGCTACCATATACGTCTAGTTCTTCTAGAGTTAATGGTACAGGCATATTAAGCCAATGTTACAGAAAGGCTACCAGATGCGATTTTAAATATATCGCCAGTATCAATAGTTTTAGAAGTTGTTAGTGGTGTATGGTATAAAAGGTTACCAGTTGTTAAAGCATCATAGATACCAATGTGTGTAACTGTACCCCATGAACCAGTTGCTTGATCAAAAGTAACATCTGCAGTAGTAACTGAAGCACCATTAGAAGGTGCACCAAATGTAGCTGATTTTCTTGCATATGAACTACCAGATAATTCTGTGCCACTACCTGCATCTGTTGGATCAGATGTAAATAATGCTACATAAACTGTTGCTGGTGATGTATATGTTGTATTGCGTAGAGTTGCATTTATAAGTGCGTTCTCTAAATAGTTACTCATTTCTGCCATGATATTTTCCTATGCTATTGATATTGATAAAGGACTGCTTGCGAACTCACCAGACTCGTCTGAAGATGATAAAGATGCGATACCTCTATCATATAGGGCAGCCCAAGTTTGTATTCTTGCGTCATTTAGTAAGTATGGTTCTGCTTCACCTAGTGCACCATAAAGAATTAGATCTGGGCAGTTGGCCAAGAATACATTAGATGATATAGATGAACTTAATTCTGGAGGTGATGCGTAATAAAGCATAGATAATGTATAAGCACTATCTGGAATAGGTGCAAATGTAAATTCTGATGCTAGTACTGTGTATTTTGTAGGTACACCAGATTCTGTTGTTCTGCCATTTTTATAAAAATTACTAGGGCTTAAGTATTCTATAGCACTAACTGGATTAGTAGATAAATGTATATCTCTCATCGCTAAAAAGTCACTAGGCAATGCAACTGTAGAATCACCTGCAACCATTGGAGTTGTTACAACCTTAAGCATTTGTCTGATACGCAAATCTCTTTTAAGTCTTTTTTCTGCTAGTGAAATAAAGTCTGGTATCTGTGTTGTCAGATCTGTACGAGCCAAGTAATCAGCTACAGATGCTTTTAGTTCTGTGTATGTTGTAAATGCCATTATACTGTGCCTTCTCGTGTGCGAAACACTTTGTTATCTGGGTCATTAAGAAATCTTCTAAAGCCTTTTTGGTCTATGACATGAAATCCACGCATAATACCTTTTTTGTTTAATTCGTCAAAGACAGTCATAGGAATACTTGCTATCTTGTTGTCAAATAAATCATCACCCCAACGAGTGTGTTTATCTGTATATTTACGTTGATTGTTATTGTCCTCAATAATATCTGTAATGTCTTGTCTAGTTTCAATCACTAAACCACTATCAGTATCATGAACAACGTTTGTTCTAAATGTTATAGGTTTCATTTATATCCTTAGGTAGAAGAGGCCTACCACAAACGATAGGCCTAATCTAATTACAACTACTCTGCTAAGTCAGCAATAATTGCGTGAGCAGCTTGGTTCTTAACTTCTAATGTATATTCTACTAAAAGTTGAGTCACATCTGCGTCACCAGATTTAGCCAATTCATTTGTTTGGAATGGGCGTAAATATGCAACTGCTGCGTACTCTGGATCAAGAACAAATGCTACTTCACCGCTATCACCAGCATCTGCAGTCATGAATCTGTTAGGAACAACAGATAATGTACCAAAGTCTGATAAGTAAATATCAGCTGCACCAATGATTGTAGTAGCTTTGTTTGAAGGAGCCATGTAACGTTGAGCTGCAACACCAGTAAATGCAGATACATTTACTTTTTGTGTTGGAGTTGTCATAAGAATGGTTGGAGTACCACCATTAGTATATGCAGATTTAACTGCTGACTTGATCATTGCTTCTGTGAATGCTGCATCTGTACCAGATACACGAGCTGTAGTGCCTAGTGAACCTGCAGTACCGTTAGTGCCACCAACGTAGTTAGAATTTAACCATGTTTGTAGACCACCAAGTGTACGAGCTGTTGTAGCGTTACCAGCTGATGCAACTGTGTTGTTTAAAAGTGCTTTTTCCATGTCACGTTTAAGTTCAGCAGAAACTTTAGCTAATTGGTAAGCCTTTTCAGATTTACGACCAGCCTTGTTGATTGCTTCCATAGTACCAGAAATCTTAATTGTTTTTGAAGAGATCTGAGTTCTATTACCTACTCGTGTTGTTGGAGTTACTGTAATGTCAGAAGCTGCGTCACCTTCAACTACAGCGTTAGCTGCTGCTGCTGCGAGTGAGTCAGTTTGCCATTCGTGATATGTTGCTGTTGCTTTTGTCTTACCAATAGAACTCATAAATGGAGTTTCTGTAGGTGAGATGTTATAAATAACATCTGACAAATCTTCTCTATTACCAATAGAGGTATAGGTTTGATACGTTGCCATGATTTTTCCTTAGATTAAATTTTCAAATAGAGCTGCAGCATCTCTGACTTTGCCA